GCCAAGGCTTCCTGTAGCCTGTTAGCAGGACTGACCCACCTGTGGCGCAAACGGGTCATACCATAAAGGCATTTTGCATATGATTGAAATACATTTGTATGAATAACAGTAATGATTATAATCGCACCTCAAACTTAGGGGGTGGTGATAAAATGTTGATTTATATGGTAGTATTCGTGGTCTGTGGGCTTTTAGCAGTAGCGAAAGATGATTTAGAGCGCCCTTAGTGGCGCTTTTTTTTGGAGAAAAAAATGAAGCATATGATAATTCCAGATACGCAAGTCAAACCTAACTCACCTACTGACCACCTGAGATGGGCAGGGTTGTATGCCGTAGAGAAAAAGCCAGATGTTATCGTTATGATAGGGGACTGGTGGGACATGGAATCTCTGTCATCATTTGATGTCGGGACAAAGGGCTACGAAGGAAGGAGGTATATTGCAGACATTGAGGCAGGGATTGCGGCAATGAAGGTATTTTTAGATCCTATCAGGCAGGAACAAGCCAAACTAAAGCACGATAAAAAGAAACAATGGAACCCTCGCATGGTGTTTACCCTTGGGAACCATGAGAACCGCATAGCCAGAGCCGCAAACTCAGACCCAAAACTAGATGGGCTGATTGGATTTAAAGACCTACAGTTAGAGGAAATGGGATGGGAGGTTTACGGCTTTTTGGAATGCGTAGTCATAAATAACATTGCCTTCCAGCACTACTTTACCAGCGGCATAATGGGGAGGCCAGTAGCTAACCCTACTTTGATGCTGAACAAGATGCATATGTCTACGGTGCAAGGGCATGTCCAGGATAGGGCTATTAGCTTTGCAAGACGAGCGGATGGTCAGCGTATGACTGGTATTTTTGCAGGAATATTTTATCAACATGATGAGGATTATCTTACCCCGCATAATAACTTGTCATGGCGTGGCATATGGATGCTGCACGAGGTAAATGATGGGTCGTTCGATGAAATGCCAGTAAGCCTAGATTACCTACGCGGAAAATACGAGAACAAATGATGAATAAATGGAAAGAGCTGCAGAAGTCTTACCCCGCGATAGAGCCAAAAATAGAAAATTATGAAAATACTAATTTCCAAGAGGTGGCAGACTTAAGTTCAAAATCAACAAAAATTAACGATATGGTCAATAATCCGAGCCATTACCAAGGTGAAATAGAATGTATTGATGCTATTCAGGCTAGTATGTCCAAAGATGAATTTGCGGGCCATTGCAAAGCATGTTGTATAAAGTATTTATGGCGTTACAAGTCCAAAGGAGGCATAGAATCACTAGAAAAGGCTCAATGGTACCTATCAAAGCTCATAGACACCGAGAAAAACGCATTGTAAGCGTTTCTAAGGGCATTTAAGGGTCTAACCCATGCCAACCCATAGGGTATAAAAAAGCCCCCAATTAAGGAGGCTAAAACCCGTTTAAATGGCTATAGATTACCAGCAATATACATGTGATAACCCATGACCAACACCGCTACGGTCAATCCCGCTATAAAAGAAACGGTTATATCCGCTCTATGTGTTGATCTAACGGCTTTGTCGTGTCTTTTAAGGGCTAAGTATCTCTCTGCCCTCTCGTTCCTGTTACGTACCTTTAATGCTTCGATATTCTCTAGTCTCATGCTGTCACCTCATTAGGGGTTATAAACTCAATGTTTATGCATCGCTGATAATCATCTTTAGGGTATTGCCCCATATTAAACGCTTCACCAACAAAATAATTATTACAGCTTTGCTCTGTTGATTGGGCGCTGACTGATGTTGTGTAATTGTATTTAGGGTTTTTAAACATTACTTTTACCGCGTTCATGCTGTCACCTCCATAAAAGTATTAATATCAACAAATCTTTCTGTTGTTCCCATTCTTTGGCCTGTATGGTCTCTCATAGGCGCGTATATTCTTACAATGCCTTTATCTTTATTGTGCCAATCAGTTTTAAAACTAGACATGGTTTGACCAAAAAAGCGCAAAGTGTCACGGCTAAAGAAATGAGGGCCAAGTGCTAGGGATTGCTTTATATCGTATACTGTTGGTTTCATGTTGTATTACCTCTATTATGTTATTGGGTCTTACTACGCCCTAAGGCGTTTCATCTACTCCCCAGTAGAATCATCAGGTAAGTTATGCGACCTCTAATATTGCATTTATTTGGTCAAGTAACTTGCACTCTAATCGCATCATTTCTTTTTCGGTAAAAAAGCCTAACTCATAGATGTTAGCAAGGCTACGGTCTAAGCGTTTAATGTCTAGCGATGTCTTTGCTTTATTAATGCGTTTTATTGCTGTCTGATAGTTTGTCATGTGTTGTTACTCCTATTTATCTATTTGTTCTACATAGTCAATCAACCAACCATTTATTGATACATAATAATTGTTTGTTACTTTTTTCCCTTCAAGCTCCAAACATTTAGCCTCAAACTTTTGGCTAAGATCCGTCGCAGACGTTTCAATTGTTAAGCAAGATGATCCAATTTCAATATAGTAATGTCTGCTCATATCTATTCTGTCTTTAGTTAAAGATTCCATGTGTTTATTCCCCTAGTTGTTTTTTGTCTTTGTAACATTTTATAATGATCTGGCTCATCTTTTGCCATATTCTTATAAGCTTCTCTTAACCATGCATCATCAACATTGCCTTTAATAATGTCAGAATGTATCTTTCTAACCTGTACATTGTGAACCTTTAAGATGCCAAACTTTATAAGTAATTGCTTAAACATATCTATTCTCTCTCTGTGTGTGTGGGATCTATTTTATCTATTTGTTTACATGTGTCAATGTATTAAGTCTTTTTTTTGTAATTATCTTATCTATAAAGCTTCAGAGTGTTATAATTGATCAATTATTAACCAATTATTAACCAGTTATTTATCAATGAATTAGGAGTTTTTTAATCATGGCTAAATTAGGACGACCCAAAGGTAGTGGCAACAAACCATTAAAACGATTACTGCAAGAAAGGTTGGCGGATAAGTACCCAGACTACGACCCAGTGCTTGAGTTAGTAGATGCAACCATCAAGATCAAACAGATTGCTGACAGTACAGGTGAAATACAAGACTATAAGAGCCTGGTTGATAGCTTAGAGAAAGTGAGTCGCTTCCTGCAGCCCACACTTAAGGCGGTAGAACTGCAGACAGACAATGCTTTGACAGTGAGTGTCACCCGCAAGCGCTTCGATTCAACAACTAAAGATTGACATGTGTCACTGGATAAAAGAGACCCCTCCCTCCGAAGACGCGATGTGTTAGTATACATATGTCCCTCACGAAAAAAAATTGACTATGAAAGTAACTAAGATAAGACCAGACATAGAAGATGCCCTAGAAGCCACTGTAATCGCTTCTAAGAACCATATACTAATAGTGGTAGATGATGATGCAGTAGAGATTAAAAGCACCTTAGAAGACAAAGAGAGCGTATTCTACATTGAATTATGTAAACAAATGATGATAGAGGGTTGGTTATGTGGGAACAGTACGAAATAGACGATACTGATTCAGAGATTATAGAGGCGTTTATAGATGCCTTTATAGATAGGGATTCTGTAGCTATGAGAGAGGTATTGTATTTGTTAACTGACTTTATGGAGGATTTGTATGGGCAAGAGCATGATCCACAAGCTGAAGAAAGAAGATAGAGATAGACACTTTCCTGAGTATAATGGTGGTAAGGGTAGCCATGCCAGGAAAAGCAGCAAGGAAATAAGAACATCTTATAGCAAAGGTTATGATGCTATTGATTGGAATAAAAAATGAGCCAAGTAGAATACAACTTAATGCCTCAAGGTCAGATCTTACAAGACTTTTCTGACTGCAGAGAAAGAAACTCCTTTATCATGGGGCCGTTAGGTTCTGGCAAGACAGTCCAGTGTATACTTAAACTGTTTGACCTTATGTGTGAGCAAGCGCCTGTTAAAGATAAAGAACATAAAAACTATGGTGTACGCCTGTCCCGCGTCATTGCTGCACGTAATACGTACTCTGAACTGTTCTCTACTACGATTAAAGACTGGCTAGAGATACACGGTGAGTTAGGTGACTTCAAACAAGGTAACAAGGAGCCTCCTACACACTTCATACGGTTTAACTTAGAAGATGGTACGCGAGTAGAGTGTGATGTTGTCTTTATTGCGTTTGACCGTCCTGAACACGTTAAGAAGGCTAGGGGTATACAGACTACATGGGTGTGGTTAAACGAGACTAAGGAGCATTCTAAGGCTGTTTTAGATATGTTAGACCTTAGACATGGTAGATACCCTTCTCCAAAGGAAGGTGTGCGTCCTACACACCACGGTATGATAGGAGATAGCAACGCTCCTGATGAAGACCACTGGTATTTTAAACTAGCAGAGATAGAAAGACCTGATGAATGGGCGTTTTATAGGCAACCTGGTGGTGTATTTAAAGATGGCGAGTCTTGGAAGATTAACGAAAACGCTGAAAACTTAATTAATTTGCCTGATGCTTACTATAAAAGAGGACTAAACGGTAAGACAGATGATTGGATTAAAGTTAATCTAGCCAATGAATACGGCTTTGTGTCTAACGGTAAACCTGTCCATCCTATGTATACTGATTCAGTACACTGTCAACACTTAGAGTTTACGCCTACTAAAGATCAACCTATTATCCTTGGCTTTGACTTTGGACGTACACCAGCCTGTGCGTTCCTGCAGCGAACCGCTATAGGACGGTGGGTATGCTTTGATGAAGTTGTGTTAACTGACTCTGGTGCTGTTGACTTTGCCCCTAGTCTTAAGAGATACATCGAAGAAGTCTACCCTGATCACACGTTTAAAGGATGGGGTGATCCCTCTGGTAACAATAAGAACCAGTCTAACTCTGAAACACCTTTCCAAATCATGCGAGCCGCAGGTATTCCCTGCCAACCTACTGCCTCTAATGATCCTATGAAGCGTAGAGCCGCACTAGAAGTCCCTATGAAAGAAATGTGTATGGATGGTAAGCCTAGATTCATTGTCCTACCTAAAGCATCTATGATCCGTAAGGGTCTACAAGGTGGTTTCTGCTACCGTAGAGTCCAAACTTCAGGGGAAAGATACACTGATGAGCCTGATAAGAACGAATATTCACACCCTGTTGAGGCTTTGGAGTACGCATTACAAGGTGAGGGCGAGGGTCGTGCCGCATTAAGACGTACTGATACGTTTTCTAAACCTGTGACAGCAAAAGTACAAGTTAGTGTCTTCTAAAGTTTATGTAATTTTTGAGGATGATCAGCAAAGATGGTGGTCAAAATTCTTAAAAAAAGGCATTAGGCACTGTTATATTGTCAAACCTACGCCAAATTCTTTCATTATCTACGGAAAATCAGTCAAAAGCGTCGATTTATTTACTGTATTAGACCAAAAGAGTATAATCGAGGGTAAATATATAATGAAAAGTTATATACCGAGAGAATGCAGAAGATCATTATTTATGCTTAATACTTGTGTAGGTCACACCAAACAAATATTAGGTATCAACAATCCTTTCATTCTAACGCCATATCAATTATTAAAGCATCTAAGGAGTCACCATGAAGCGGCCTAAAACACCAGAGCCTACGGCACAAGAGAAAGCTGTAGTAGAAAGACAAAGTAGAATGCTCGATGAAGAGATGGAAGAAAGTGAGAAAAGATTAAAAGCCTTGGCTCGTGGTAAGCTAGGGTCTAAGTCTTTGTTAGCAAAATCTGGTGGTGCAGGTGGACAATCAGGTGTTACACGAGGATTTACTGGGGCTGGGTCTGGAATTTTTGGAGGAGGTAGCACAGGAAGCTCTGGGTTACGATCTGGTGCAGGATATACTGCAACTAATACTACCACAAGAAAGGCTAGATAAATGAAACTGCCAAAAGAATTAGGATCATTACAAGATTTAAAAGCAAGAGAGTCTGTGGCGTTTAACAAGATGGCCTCATGGTATGACCTATTAGATGATACTTATGAATATTTTCTTCCTAACAGAAACTTGTTTGACTCTAATACTGCTGGCTCAAAGAAAATGGATCGTATCTTTGACTCCACTGCTATTGAAGCTATCCAACAAGGAGCGAGTAAGCTACAAGAAAACATCGCCCCTATCTGGAGTAACTGGGCAACCTTTGCTCCATCTTTAAATGTTGTTAAGGCATTAGAGACTGGTGAGTTTGATGTCTCTGAAGAAGACATAAGAAAAAACTTAGAAGAACAAGCAGACATTGTTTTTGATTTTATTAACCGTTCTAACTTTGCTACACAGTTCTATGAGCATGCTCTTGATCTGTTAGTCGGTACAGGTACGTTACGTATTGATGAGACTGATAACACGAATATGCCAATAGTGTTTAACGCTATTCCACAAAAAGGTATTGCGTTTGAAGAAGGGCCGTATGGTTCTATTGAGACACACTGGCGTAGGTTTAACGTAAAAGCTCGTAACCTTAAAAGACAGTGGAGAGGCTTCAAGCCTTCAGAAAATGTACAGAACTTAATAGACAATCAACCTGATGCAGAAGTAGAACTCAGTGAAGGCGTTGTGTATATGCCTAAGTCTGAGAAATACTATGGCTGCGTATGG